GCGGTACGAATACCCGTACAAGGCTAGAGATGCGTTCTTAGACTTTCACAGACGGGATCAACGCTGGGCAGTCTTAGTCTGTCATCGCAGGGCTGGTAAGACTGTAGCCACCATCTGCGACACAATCCGCAGGGCAGTCATGGAAAAGAAGCCTGACGGCAGGTATGCTTATATTGCACCGTACTATGCACAGGCTAAGAATATTGCTTGGGATTACCTGCTCAAGTTTGCAGAGCCAGCCATAGTTAAAGCCAATCAATCTGAGTTATGGGTAGAACTGGTCAATGGGGCTAAGATCAGGCTATTTGGTGCTGACAACCCTGATGCCTTGCGTGGTTTGTACCTTGATGGCGTAGTGTTAGATGAGTATGCCGACATGAAACCAAGGCTTTGGGGTGAGATTGTGCGCCCATTGCTGACAGACAGACAGGGCTGGGCTACCTTTATTGGTACGCCTAAAGGCCATAATGCTTTTTACGACATATACAACGAAGCCCAAAAAAACCCTAATTGGTATGTCAAGACGCTAAGAGCCGACCAGTCAGGCTTATTGCCACAGTCTGAATTGATGGATGCACAAGCCACCATGTCAGACAACCAGTACGAGCAAGAGTTCCTATGTAGCTTTGAAGCTGCCATTCTTGGTGCTTTTTATGGTCAGGAGATGCGTAGGCTTACCGATCTTGAGCGCATTACGACTGTGGACTATGACCCCATGTTCCCATGCCATACCGCTTGGGACTTAGGATTTAACGATTCCACAAGCATTTGGTGGTTTCAGGTGGTTTATGGCGAGATACGGGTACTCGATCACCACTCCAGCAACGGTCAAGCCATACCGTTTTACACCATGCTATTGCAACAAAAAGAAGATGAGTTTGGGTACAAATATGGTTACCATTACCTGCCCCATGACGCTAGAGCAAAAACACTAGCAAGCGGTGGTAAGAGCATAATTGAGCAAATTGCTGCAAAAATTGACATAAAACACCTAAAAATTGTTCCAAATCTGTCATTACAAGACGGAATACAGGCAACAAGGCTTGCATTAACTAGGGCTTGGTTTGATAATAGATGTGAAGAAGGCATTGAATGTTTGCGCCAATATCAAAGGGAGTGGGATGATGATAAAAAAGTATTTAGGGATCGCCCGAAACACGATTGGACAAGCCACTCAGCAGATGCGTTCCGCTATCTCAGCCTTGTTTGGAAAGATGAGGACAGCCCTATCCTCAAAGATTCAAACATTAAAGGACTTCATGTCGGGCAAACGGAAGTAACCCTGAACGAGATGTGGAAAGAAACCCCCAAAATAGTTAATCGCAGGATATAAACATGGATCATACATACGAAGATTGGTACAACTGCATCGCCCAGTACGAGCGTACATTTAAGGAATGGGAAGGTCGTGCCGATAAGATCGTTAAACGATACCGTGACGAATCCCGCAGCCGCAACAATCCAAACGCTAAGTTCAATATTCTGTGGAGCAATGTACAAACCATTACCCCTGCGGTATTTGCCCGCCTTCCAAGACCTGATGTAAGTCGTAGATTCCGTGACAACGACCCAATTGGTCGTGTAGCGTCAATGATGCTAGAACGGGCATTGGAGTACGAAATTGAGCATTATGGTGACTATGCCAGCGCAATGAAGCAAGCGGTTCAAGACCGTTTACTGGGTGGGCGTGGTACAGCTTGGGTGCGTTATGAGCCACATATTGTCGGTATGGCTGGTGGTGAAGCAGAAGATATGCCTGATGATGGCCTGCAAGTTACCGAAGATACAGACGAAGCAGAAACCGAAGGCGGTATTTACCGTGAAGATCAAGAGCGTATTGAGTACGAATGCGCCCCAGTAGATTATGTTTACTGGCGTGACTTTGGTATGACCGTAGCCCGTACATGGGAAGAAGTCACCGCAGTATGGCGTAAGGTTTATATGGAGCGCCCTGCCCTTGTAGAACGCTTTGGTGAGGAACTTGGCGGCAGAATCCCGTTAGATACTAAGCCTGACACATCTAAATCATTTAACGAGAAGATGACCGAAGGTTCACGAGAAGCCTTGATTTATGAGATTTGGGACAAAACCACAGGTCAAGTGCTTTGGCTATCCAAGTCAATGGGTAAGATTCTTGATACCCGTGACGATCCGTTGCAGCTTGAAAACTTTTGGCCTTGCCCAAAACCCATGTTTTCAACCCTCACAACCGACAGCCTAATTCCTGTACCTGACTTTGTACTGTACCAAGATCAAGCAAGACAGCTGGACACCCTTGCAGACCGTATTGATGGCTTTATTCATGCCCTTAAAGTGCGTGGTGTTTACGATGCGGCAGAGCCAAGCCTTGCTCGCTTGTTTACAGAAGGCGAAAACAACGCATTGCTACCAGTTAAAAACTACGGGGCATTTAGCGAAAAAGGTGGACTTTCAGGCTCTATTAACCTTGTAGATATTCGACCCATTGCAGAAGGCTTGCAAATGGCTTACCAGGCTATGGATCAGGTTAAAGGGCAAATCTACGAGATCATGGGCATTGCTGACATTCAGCGTGGTCAGACCGATCCTAACGAAACGCTTGGCGCACAGATTATTAAGTCAAACAACGCTTCAGGGCGTTTAAAGACTATGCAGCATGAGGTAGTGAACTTTGCTACTGCCTTGTTGCAGATCAAAGCGCAGATTATTTGCCAGCACTTTACCGATGACACCATCGTTAAGATTAGCGGTGCAATGCAATTATCCCCGCAAGATCAAGCACTTATCCCACAAGCGTTGCAACTTCTGAAAGACGAACCCGCTAAGAACTTCCGCATCGAAGTAACTAGCGATTCCATGATTTATCAGGATGAGCAGCAGGAAAAGCAGGATCGTGTTGAGTTCCTAACCGCAGTCAGCCAGTTTATGCAAACAGCCCTGCCAGTAGCACAAGGCGCACCTGAACTTACTCCATTGCTAATGGAAATGCTCAAGTTTGGCGTAACAGCATTTAAAGCTGGTAAAGGCATGGAAGGGCTTATTGACGAAACAGCCGATAAGTTCCGTCAGCAGGCTAAAGATGCAGAAGGACAGCCAAAGCCGCCATCACCTGAACAACAGAAGATGCAGATGCAGATGCAGATGGAACAAGCCAAGATGCAGGCAGAGCAGCAAAAAATGCAGATGCAACAGCAGATTGAGCAGGCTAAGATTCAAGGTCAAATGGAACTGGAAAAAGCTAAACAAGAGTACCAGGCTCAAGAAAACCAACTTAAATTCCAGCTTGAAGATCAGCGTAACCGTGAGCAAATGCAGATGGAAATGCAGCTTGAGCAGACTAAGTTGGATACAACCAACAATAAAGAATTGCTTTTGGCTTATCTTAACAATGCTGCCAAGATTGAAACAACCCGCATATCATCAGGTTTAGATACTGGCGAAGCAGCGTATGCTGATAATGTGCAAATGGCTAACATTTTGCAAGACCAATTAGGATATTCAGACATGAAAAACCATCCATTACAACCTGCAATTGAGAATATGTACAACAGCAACCAGCAGTTAGCCCAAATGCTATCTATGTTGCTAGATAAACTCAACCAGCCTAAGACTGTAATTCGTGGCCCTGACGGTAAAATTGCTGGGGTTCAATAATGGCAACAATTAAGCATTTAAAGGTATCAACCATTCCGGATGCTGGGGATGACACACTTATTGAACCGTCAGATTGGAACAATGACCATGCACTTACAGGCACGGTAGAAGTAGCCAATGGCGGTACAGGCGCATCAACCTTAACGGGATATGTCAAGGGAACTGGCACAACCGCTATGACAGCGGCAGCAACCATTCCAAATACAGACATTACAGGTTTAGGCACGGCATCAACTAAAGATGCTGGCGCAGCATTAGGTGTTGCTACTTTAGATGCAGGCGGCAAAGTACCTATTTCTGAACTACCTGCCGCAGTATTGGGCGCACTTAGTTACCAAGGAACATGGGATGCAAGCACTAATACACCTACCCTTACTTCTTCTGTTGGTACTAAGGGTTATTACTATGTGGTTAGCGTTGCTGGTAATACTAACCTTAACGGCATTACTGATTGGCTTGTGGGCGATTGGGCAGTTTATAACGGGTCGATTTGGCAAAAGGTGGATAACACCGAAACCGTAACATCCGTCAATGGTCAGACAGGCGCAGTCACATTAACCACTACAAACATTGCTGAAGGCACAAACCTTTATTACACCGATGTACGAGCAAGGGCATCTAATAGTGCTGGCACAGGCATTAGTTACGATTCCGCAACAGGCGTAATTACCAACTCTGCACCCGACCAAACAGTTAGCCTGACAGGTGGTACAGGTATATCTACTAGCGGCACTTACCCTAACTTTACTATTACCAACACTAGCCCATCTTTGGGCGGTGATGTAGTAGGCCCAGCTTCGGCAACCGATAACGCCATTGCTCGTTACGACACCACAACTGGTAAATTGATTCAAAATAGCTTGGTTATTGTTGATGATACTGGCAGCGTAACAGGGGTAAATGCCCTGACCGCCCAAAGTTTGACTGTAAACAACAACGCTACATTAGGTTCATCCAATACCGATACTTTAGAAGTAAATTCACGGATTACTACCGATTTAGAACCAAATACGGATGCTGCTAAAGACATTGGAACAAGCGGTAGAAACTGGCGAGATGGATTTTTTAGCCGTAACTTACAAGCAGAAGGCAAGGTAGTAAGCCCACATTTTGATGCTTTAAATTCTGCTGGCGGTTCATTAAGAAATTCAAGCGGAACGGCACAGCTTCAATGGGGCGGTGGCGGTGGCAACAATATAAGCGTTGATGTGGCCATTAATATTAACCCTGCCAATGCACAAGTAGCTATTAGCCCTACAGGTACAGGTTCAGTAACCATTAACCCAGCTACGGCTGGAACAATGAATAACATGGTTATTGGCGGCACAACGCCTTTAGCTGGCTCATTTACTGATTTAAGCGTTACTGGAACTACTAGCTTTGATGGTTCGCAGGGAACAGCAGGTCAAGTATTAACATCCGCAGGTACAGGCAATACACCTACTTGGACTACCCCAACAACGGGAACTGTCACAAGCGTAGGCGGTACAGGTACGGTTTCAGGTATTAGTCTTAGCGGCACGGTTACATCTTCAGGCAACTTAACGCTTGGCGGTACATTAGACCTGTCTAGCCCACCTGCTATTGGTGGAACTGCACCTAATACAGTAAACGGAACAGTCCTAAACGCTACTAACGGCATAGTCGTAAACAGCAATACTGTAGCGGCAAGCTATACGATTCCAAGCGGATCAAGTGCCATGAGTGCAGGGCCAATGACGGTAGCAAGCGGTCAGACTGTGACTGTATCAAGTGGGTCACGCTGGGTAATTCTGTGAGTTTTTCTACTGCTTTTCAGGCTAATGCGTTTCAAAATAACGCTTTCCAAGTCTACATTCCACCAACCCCAACCAATAATCTTGGCGGTGGTGATGATGCAACTTGGACACCTGAAGAACTAAAGCGAATCCGGAAGCTATCTGCAAAAATAGCAGAACGCCAACGCAAACTAGAGCAAGCCACTAAAGATGCTAAGACTTCACGCAAGCAAGCATTTAAAGATTTAATTGATCCTGTTGCAAAAGTTAAGCAACCTAAAGTACAATCCAAACAAGAGGTTAAAGCTGATATACCGTTAGCTGAAACAGAAGAATTACAGCGGTCTATAAGCTACCTTGAACGACAACGGAATAACATCCTTGAGGCGGTGGCTTACAGAAACCAGCAATATCTCATTCAAGAGCAATTGCGTGTAATGGAAGCCCAACGCCAAGAGGAACTTGACGATGAGGCTGCATTATTACTACTGCTTTAAACCCACACGCACAATATAAGTTAGCCTACGATAACCTACACGCTGGCAGGTATGCTGCTGGTTTTAGGTTATTTGAGTACCGCTGGCATAAAGACATACTTGCCAACCAAACCATCCCCTATGCAAGACTGCCCGTAGCCCCAAAAGCATGGCAGGGTGAATCCCTATTAGACAAGACCATCGTGGTGCAGATGGAGCAAGGCTTTGGCGATATATTCCAATACGCCAGGTTTTTGCCAGCTTTAAAGGTTTTAGGTGCAAAAAGGGTGGTAGTTTTGACTGTACCCAATTTATTTGGTGTGTTAGGTCAAATGGAGTGCATTGACCAACTAACTAACCTTACAGAAGCAGGCCCAGCCCATGAATGCGATTACTGGATTGGCTCAATGTCACTACCGTATTACATAGATTGTGCAATGCCGTATGTAAAAGCATTATTTCCTGTTACAAACACCAAAGTTGTTGGCTCAGAAGGCTATTTTGATGCCGAAGCCAGCAATATTCCTAAGAAAATAGGCGTAAATTGGTCTGCCAGCAAGGGCGCATTGCATTGGATCA